CGCCGCCCGCGCTCCTGATCTACAACGCACGTCACCGGGTCAACCTCGCGGATGGGTATGCCGAGTGCCACAAGGATTGCAGCTAGTTTGATGTCGCAGGTCGGAAGGTTGTCCATAGGTCATAAGCTCGCGCCGTTAAGCGATGAGCGGGTATTGCGTGGCGTTGGCCGTGATCTTCTTGAACTCGGTGTTCGTTTTGGCAATCTCGATGTCGTCAACGTAGATGCCGCCGGTCGTCACGCCGTTGGCCGTGTTTGTGTTTGCCACGGTCAGCGCGAGGCCGGGGGCCGCGTTTGTGATCGTGCCAGTGAGCACGCCGGAAATGGCGAACGTCTGGAGCGGATTGTAAAAGGCGACGACGGTGAACTCGCCGACCTCATTCCGCACCTGATTCTTTTCGCGGGCAACTTTTGCGGTGACGGTCTGCACAAGCATCCCGGTTTCTGCGGTGAGTCCGAAAACGGCTCCGGTGGTTCCAATGGTGATGACGGCCATAAATTATAGTGGTTTCTGCGGTGGTGGTTGATGGTCTTTTACGTCAAAACTCTCAAATTTGCAAGGTGGATTCTCAGAAATGAGAAGCTGGTCAGGAGTTGTCTCTCGGCATGGCGTGCAATTCGTATTGCATCTCGTAAATGTATGCCTTGAGGTCGGGGTCCACGGTCATTTGCCCTGTGGTCGGGACAAATCCGTAGCAGTGAAACTCCGCGAGCGTGGAAAGCGCCGTTGCGGGAGCGGAATAAGCGAAGTTGTTCAGCGCCGTAATGACTTCCTGCCGCTCTGCCTCGCTCGTTTCCTTCGTGTGACTCCGAAAAATGCTGGCACAGGTCAGCTTAAAAATGCCGCAACCGGGCGATATTTCCTCCACGTCCTCCATTGCGCGGGCGATGATGTAGGGCATCGGGTCTTTGACTAGTGACGAGTCGCTGATATACACCTTGCCTTCGCAGACGGTGCCGACAACGGCGGCGAGCAACTGCGTCTGCAATGCAAGCTCCGTTTGGCCGATGATGTTGTTAGTCGTGCTCATGCGCCGCGAACGGTTACGATCAACTCCGCGCCGTCCGCGCTGGTGACGCTGCCGGTCACGATCTTTTTCGTTTGGACGGTCTGCCCAGGCTGGCCCGCCTTTGGCTCGGCGAGCGTCAGCGTCTCGCCATCGTTGATGTCGGGAAGTTCCGATGTCTGGAAATGGATGCGCTGCGGATTTTCGATTTCCGCGCCGCCGTAGGCTTCGACATCCATGTTTTGCTGATCGTCCAGAATCACCGTGTATGTCGTGGATTTACCGGCTCGCACGAGTGTCGCCGTGGCGGTCATTTCGTAGCCGAAAAGCCCCGACAAATCGGATGCAAGCTGCGTTCTCATGCTCATGCCGGCGCTCCCTCCAATTCCTCTCTCGCCACCGGTTGACCGGGCGGAAGATCGAGAACGCCATCGGTTTTGGCCTGAGTGAAGCGGCGATTGAACACTTCGGCTCCAATCCTGTTTGACTCGGGGCTGTTCTCTTGCGCGTAGGTTTCATCCCACGGAACAGACTGATTGAACAACGGATGATCGTGATAAAAGACGATGTCGCGCGCCTCGATTAGCTGGCATCGCCCCTTGTGCGCGTCAATGTATGCGCGGTAAGTGTTTTCGGTGTCAGCAAACACTCCGATGTAGCCGCGGTGCATAAACCCATTCGAGCCGTCCGCATCCTCGGCCTTTTTCTGCTCCATGTAGGCGCGCGTCATCACCGTAGAAACGCATAGCCGGTCGGTGCGCTGGCCGTCGTTGACCGCCACAAATACCGGCGCGTCAATGTCCTCTATTTTTTCGAGCAACATTTCATCCCACCCCGGAGGCGGAATGATGTCGTCCTGCGCCTGAATGATGATCTTTCCGCGCGCGGCACCGGCAGCGATGTCGTAGTTGGTCGGACAGCCGCAACCCTTTGGCGCAACGGTGTGGCGAAAGCCTTTCATCATCTTCGCGCTTTTCTCGTCGCCTTCGTGTAGTCCAAAAATGTATTCCACCTTATTGGGATACTTGGCTCGGGACATCCAAAGCTCGCGCATTTGAAGCGCCTGCAATGGCCTTCCAAGCGTCGCGTGAATGATCGAGAAGGTCGGCCCGTCCTCGCCTTGGTAAAGCGCCTCGAAGGCGTCAATGTCGCCGCCGCTGAGTCTCAGGCATTGCGCGTAAAGCTCCGCACCTTTCCAGTGATACCAAAGGTGATTCAGGCTCCAATACGTGCGCGTCGGCTTCGGTATTCCCATCATCAGACGGCACAGCGTCATTGCCTTGTCGTAATCGCGGTCAATAATCGCGTAACTGACAAGCAGCGCCAGCGCCTCGCGGCGGTCGGGCATCAGCTCGAACGCTTCGCTGGCCCGCTTCTTGGCTAGTGCGCCGGGTTCGAGTTGCGCGAGGTTTAGCAGCGTTTCGTATTTTTCCAGCGTTTCCAATCCCGGCGCGTGCAACGCGGCAAGGCCGAATTTCTTGGCAAGCACGGTGTCGTTTCCCTCGAAATGCTCTTGGTGAAGGTAGAAGTAGTTTCGTGCGTTGTCCTCGATTCGCGTTTCGAGGATCGCCACGTTTCGATCCCGGCTTCCTGACTTGGTGGCGTCCGGCGAATGAATGAATTTCGCCTCGTCCAGCATCTTGTAAGACACTTCGCGGTCAAATCGTAGTTGCTCGTGAATAGGGTATCGCCAGCGCGAAAAGCCGGTGTTGCGAATCAGCCTTTCGCGGTGGACGACCTGCTGCGCGTGAATGTCGCCGCGCACTTTGTAGGGACAAACGAAAACTTCATAAGCGCCTTCCGTCGCCGCGTTGCTCATGGCCTCTGCCGCGCCGTCGTCCAAGGTGTCGTCGCAATCCGCCCAAAGCAGATACTTCGGCCCACCGTCTTGCGCCATTTCCCATGCCACCTGTCGCGCCGCTCCAAAGTCGTCAACGTGCGGAAAGTCAGCCTTGTTTCGGTAATGCTGCACGCCGTAAGGAATACTCAATTCCTTGCAGACGCGGTGAATGATAGCCTCGGTTCCGTCTGATTTCCTATTACCGGCGGCCATGACAAAGCTCATGGTATCCGCCACATCGTAAAAGCAGCGGATGAACCGCTCGATTACCTTTTCCTCGTTGCCGACGATGACGGCCAGCGCGATCAGCGGCTGGGTGAATGGTTCAGTTGGTTTTTTCATAAGTCATAAAAAGAGCCGCCGCCGTCTTGGAAGTTGGCGGCGGCTCATGTGGTGCGTGCCTCGGATTAGGAGTAGCTGGTCGTGATGGTGATGCCCGCGGTTTCGTCGATCACTTTCTCGGCGGTGTGCTGGCGAACGCGGAGGATGTTTGAGCGGCGGCTGTCGTCCCGGTAAGTCTCAGGCGTGAAGAGGCCGGTCGTGTCGCGGTCCCATTGGATCGTGCGACCGCATCCGCCCGCCTGATATTCGCCGCCCTGAACCTGGCCAACCCAAATGTAAGTGTCGGACCAGATGAAAGCGCCGCTGAAGGTCTGGCCTTTCTGGTTGTTGTTCTTCGGAGCTTTGCCGACGTAGAGGTTGTCAACGCCGAGCGCCTGAGCCACATCGTTTTCAGCGGGCAATGCGCGCTGGCCGGCGGTGCGAGGCACAACGCCGTAAATCTGATTCTGCATCAGCGTCGCGCGGCGGGTGCGGTTAAACACGTTCTGCGACATGATCACCGCGTTGGCGATGATGCCCTGCTTGAGCAGCGCGGTCTTCGCCGCGTCAACGTCTGCGGCTGGATCAGTCGTGGCAACGGCGGCGGTCGTGTAAGCTGCCACGCCGGAAATGCCGGTTGCGCTCCAAGAAGACGTTGCCATAACGAGAGCGGCAACGCGGGCTTCGTAGCTGATTCGCAGCGAACGCTCGATGAGCATTGCCTCGGCAGCTTCGAGGTTCATAAACCGCTCAACCTCTTCCTCGTAGCTGTCGTCAATGACAGCCTCAAGGCCGTATTCTTGAGTATCGTAGGTGTCCGTGTCGTATTTGCGGTTGACGCGGTTGTATCCGGCACCCTGTTCGCGCGGAACGGCATCGGCGTTCATCAGCTCGGCATTGGCGAGCTTCGCCTTCATGTAGATGCCGCGCCGGGCTTTCTCAGCCTTCACCGGAAACACGATGTCACCGATGAAGAGCTTGTTGAAGTCGCTGTTTGCCTGCATGACGAGCGCGAAAATGTCGCTGCGGGGCGTTGCTTGTGCGTTTGTGTAAGGCATGTGGTGTTATTCCTCGGTGGTAGTGGTTTTAGTGAGTGGATTAGGGGAGCTTGAACGCGAACTCCAAGGTGATGCCGTTGCTGGCAACGCCAGCTTGCAACGCCTGGAGCTTGGCGGGGCCAAAGGTGCCGTTGACCGCTGCTGCGTATCCTCCTGTGACAATCGCGTAAGCGGTGCCGGGAGTAACTGCGCTGCCGGTGGCCTGAATTAGGAAAGTGCCGGGAGCGGTCCAGAGTTTGACGGTGCCGTAACCGGCGTCCGCAATGTCCTGCTGAGTGACGCCGATGCCCATATCAGCGTTGCCAGCGGAAGGGGTGATCGTGCCATCGGATTGAACCGTTACGGCTCTGTAAGCGGAGATTGCGCCGCTCGCTAGGAAGCTGCGGAAACCTGTGGAATTTTCGGAGGCCATATTAGTGGTAGTGGTGTTGGTTGGTTGAGGTTACTTCTTGGCGAGGCCGGGCTGGCCGTTGTCGCGCCACGTCTTGAACGCGGCAGGGTTGACGCGGGCGAAAGTTTTGACTGCCTCGGCGGCGTTGCCTTCGTGGCGTTTCAGTTCGGACTCGAAAGATTTCTGCGCGGCCTCAACCGGCGTTTCCTTGTCGGCGAGTTTTGCGTGAGCGCCAGCGGACGGGAGCTTGACGCCGAGACTTGCGGAAAGCCGCTTTACGGTCATTTCCACGATGCGGGACATTTTCTTTTCCTCTTCATCGGCGGGCATTTCATCGCCCTTGGCGAGAACGGCCTTACCTTTTGCGACCGGCTCAACATTCGGATCAATGCCGTCTGTCGGTGCCGCGCCTTCCGTTCCGGCTGCGTTCACGTCCTGAGTGACGGGCTTCGGGTTGGCCGTTTCGTAAGCCTTTTTGAAAGCGGAGTAATCGGACGAAAGCGCCTCGATCTTGGCCGCGATTTCCTTCATGGTCGGCTCGGGAGCCGCTTCCTCTTGCGGTGCCGGGGTGGTGCCTTCGGGAACTTTGTCGTCAGATTCGAGTTTTTTGGGGTCCATAAATTCGGTGGTGGTTGAGGTTGTATCAGTTTTGAGAATCTTTGCAACACCTTTTTCGCATTTCTGAGAAAAAAAGAGGCTGCGGTTGGCTGCTGGGTCGGAAACGAGCGCGGCGGTCATCACTTCTGAGCAGCGTGCAAGGCACCTCTTGCCTTCGATTTCGTCGTTTCCGACAAACTCCAGGGAAATTCCCATGTGACGCGGATTCGTGCGGGCAATCTCAAAAATGCGAGGCGCTTCATCCTCGGTTTCGTAAATATGCAGGTTGCCGGTAACGCGGTTGGCCTCGCGGAAGAAGCTGTCAACGTAGCCAGCCGTTGAAAATACGCCGCTGCCGTGGTCGATCTTGACTTTGATCGTCTCGTTCGCTTGGCAAAACTCGAAAATCTGATCTAGGCAGGTCTGGTCAACCACTACTTGCCGCCCGTCCTCATCCTTGTGCCCTTTGGCGTCGCCTTCGCTGATAAGTGAGACGCGGCGAATGACGCGGTTTGCCTCGTCAACGCGGGATTCGCCGGGAATGGCGGCGAAGTAGTGGCGCGGTTCAGAGAAACTGCTTTTCGAGCTTTGGATTTTCTCCGCCTGTTTTTGAAACCATTCGCGAGCGGGTTGAGGATTCAGCGGATTGATGCCCCAAAGATAGTGCGCTACCGCACCAGCACCGGGCCATTCCTTGTTGTCGGCATTGCTGTTTTTGCCTGCCTTAAGGTCCACCGCGTGACGCTCTGCCCATGCGTTAGCTTTCACGATTTTGTCATCGCTGATCTCGCCCGCTGCCATGCGCCTAGCGGCGTCTTTAGTGCCTTCGGTAAGCCCATCCCCTGCGTCGGCTAGTAGCTCAAGGCCGCGCTTTGCTGCGCTGATGATGTAGTCTGGTGGTTTCATTATAAATGAGAATCGGCAAGCGGGTTTATTTTGTGCCCCTCAATGAGGATTCGGCATGTGACACATGCGATATTGGAACTGTGAATTTTATAACGAATCCGCCATCGTCTTTATACACAGACCATCCCTTTGATTTCATTTCATCTTTGTTGTCAGACCAATCATCCCAAAAGTCTGCGGTTGGCCTTCCCTCGAAATCGAATCCGCCGGTTGAATAAACTCCGCCGACATTCTGGCGCGGTTCCTTCGCCTCAAGCCCGTATGTTTTCCCATAGGTTCCGCCCTTGAACAGATCGGACGCAATAGCCTTTTGGCTTGTGTCTTTCGGAGCCTCCGATGACCCGTCTCGAATTTGCTTTGCGGCGTCCAAGACCTTTTTGATCTGCTCCGGCTTGTGGACTGTATTCGCTCCCGCCGGAAGCCCCGATTGCTGAATCAGGCGTTTTGCTTCCTCTGTCGTGAGTGCGTAATGTTTTTTTAGATGGCGAGTTAATTCTCCCCCGCTTTTGATTGTCTCATGTTCCGGCTTAATTGTAGATGTTCCGCCGCCTCCCCCAAACTTTCCATCATCGGCGCGCGGATGCTTCGATTCGTCCCATTCCTCAAAGTCAAATCGCCGCCCGTTCGCGTGGCCTTTTTGCTTCAAGTGCGATTTGACCTCGGCGACAAGCTGCGCGCGGGTCTTGCCGCCATCGTAAATGTGATACGCGGCTGCGATGGCCTGATCTGTCGGCAGCTTTGCTTTCAGCAAGTCCACAAGCTCGCGAATGACGGCAGCGCGCTCGGCCTCTGCGGGCGTCTGCTTGAACGCCTTGGCAACCGGCTGGCCGTTCTCGTCCGTGGTCGTCGTCTCGCTTTGCGAAATGTTTGTTGGCTTGGCGGGACCGCTGCCAAACACTTCCTCGACGGTGAAGCCTTCGCGCTGCGCGGCTTCGCGTTTGATGACGGCCCAGCGCACCATGTCCTTTGCCACGTTCTCGGGGTCTTGCGCGTCGTCGGTCCAATACTGCATCGGGTTGAGCAGCCCATTTTGATACAAATTCATGGCCGCATTGGCCTCCTTGCCGATGTCCGGCTGCGGATGCGGGCGATAGCTCCACCGACCTCTGCCGATTTTGTCCGCAACGCTGGCCGGGAAATAGCCTTTGCCGATGGCGTCAATGAGCGCGGCGTTTTTGATGCGGTGCGCGTGCGGCGCGAGAACCTTTTGCCCGCGCTCAAACTCCGCCTTGGCCTGCTCACTTTCGAGCCGCGAGGAAACGCCGCCTAGCGCGGTGGCATCGAGAGCGAATGAGAACGGTAGATTGTAGCTCATCGCGACGAGCTTTAGGAGCATCGTCATCAGGTATTGATCGCTAGTTCCGGGCGATTCGTTGGACGGGAATTTGATTTCGCTGCCAGCGGTCAAATGGTTGATCTGCCCGTAAAGAATATCCTGCTGCAATCCGCTTTGCTGATTGTCGAACACTTGGCTGGCGTATCCGTCCATCGCGCCGGTCCCTGCGGTCGCGCCGATGCTGTTGGTGAACACGGTCAACGCGGCGGCGAGCTTTGCCTTGCCCTTGGTCAGGTCGATCATCTCGTAGAGATCGCGGAGATTCGCGCACGCGGCGTCCAGCTTGGATACGCCTCGATACATATCCACCAGCATCGGGTCGAGGTAGTGGACGAATTGCGACGCTGGCACGTCCACCGGGTCCATGTATTGACCTGCCGACATGCCGCGCCGGAAAACCCGGTAGCCGACTTTTGCGCCGTCCTCGCCAATAATCACGCCGGAAACGTAGTCCTCGCTCACGACGTTCTGATAGACGCCGCCGATGCGGTCGCTTTCCACCGGCTGAATGGCAAACGGCAGTTGTGCCGCGTCGTCAATGCTCATCCCTTCCTCGAATCCTGGCCGCATGAAAGCCCAGCCGTAATCGCCGCCGCGATTCATCCCGATTACGCCAAATTCCAGCAGCCGGAAAAAGTCAGCTCGACCGGCAACGTCGGCGTTTGGAAACCATATTTGGTTTAGGTAGTGTTCAACGTCCGTGTCGAGCTGAGAATCCCCGGTTTGCGCGTGGTAGCCTTGCGGGGCCACATACATTGCGTATTTCCGGTTGAGAGTTTTTGCGGGTGCAAAGTTGTTTTCGAGGTCGGTGGCCTCGCGGAGAAGTTGAAGCCGGTCGCGTTGGACGGAAAAGGAGTTCGGCGCGATTTGCGCGGGCGCTTGCGCTCGCTTCGTGGTCGCCCGCGCGCCGTCGTAGCTGAATTGGTGGAGCACCTGCCGGGCGGCGAGGCGGCGCATCCCGGCGACGGGAGAGATTGCCGAAATCGCGCGGTCTAGGATCGTCGGTTTGAACGGGGGCGTGTCCATTTACGCTGTGCCGCGCCCAAGGCCGGGATTGAAGTTTGCGCGGACGTTCATTGACCGCGTGCCGTTGAGCAGCCCGAGCGCGTAGTTGCACTCGGAAAGCAGGTCTTGCGCGGCCTCTAGAGTGGGGAAGCTAAACGTCCGCCCGGCAATGGAATACGACGTGCCGCGCACCGTGCCCGCGATGATGCACGCCAGCGCGCTAGAGCGTAGCGTTCCGAGTTCGGTGCCGGTCAATCCGACGAGCGTTCCTTTCATTCCTGCCCTTTGTAGAGCAGGATTCTCAGTTTTGCAACGCTATTTTCTCAGAAGTGAGAAGATGC